GAAGAGGTGGATTAGCGACAAGAGGGCCCACGACGTCGGAAGTCCCATGAGGATACCGCGCTTCGTCCTGGCGGGTTCGCTTTCGCCTGGGTAGATCAGGTCCTGCGGCCCCGAAAGGCGCCGTAAGGCCTCGACCTCCCAGAGCGGGAGCTTACCACTATCCTTAAGGCCGTCGATCAGCGATGAAACGAGGTCCAGGGGTAGAAGGTCCGTGGCCGACTTCAGGTCCGTCGAAGTAACAGTGTTACCCGACGAGCCGGCGAAGTAGTCAAAGACCGACTCATCCGTGATCCCGATCAGCGTTGACCGAGCTGAAGGGTCTCGGCGCAAACCTCCAAGGAGGCGTTTGCGCACGACGTGTCCCAGAAGGGAGAAGCCAGCTGACGGGGAAGTCACGATACGGACCTTGAGCCCCCTCTCCTTCACGGGGATCACCCGGTGCGGAGGAACACGTTCCTGCGACAGGTGGTCGAATCCGTGAAGAAGAAGGGAAGCATCCTGGACCATGGTCGAGACGTCTTGCGGGGGCAAGGTGGGGGAAAGACCCGCAGCCAAGTCCGCCGCTTTCGGGTGGATCCCTAGACGAGTTACGTAGCCCCGGAGTCCGCCCTGCCGCTTTGTGCTCTCAGCACAAGACGACAGGGTGGGGATCCCGGACGACGAAGCTCGGTTGGGGTCACCCAAATAGCGGCGGGCCCAGTCGCGAGCCCAAACCCGTATCCTGCTTAGCAAGTCCGCGTCGGTCAGCCATTCGCTCGTCAGCGCCTCCTTATGAAGAGCCATGTTAGCAGCCGCCACCGCGTCGTCTCCGGAAGGCAAGGCCCTGCCAACGAAGGAAGACTGCGCGCTCGCGTTGGTCCCGGACCTTTGGATCCAGGACGCCCGAGCTCGCGCAGACTCCCTCTTGGCATAAGCCAACCCCTCCTCGACGCCGCGAGTGCGAGCAGTAAGCATGGCGCCACGTAGGATGCGCGACGAGAGCCCTTCTCCACTCACGTGGGAACCAGACGCGTGGCAGTTCGCGAGAAGGACCTCCTCCAGAAACGCCATCCTGTCCCCGGCCAGGGCGGCGCATCGGCTCGCCTTACGGCGCCGGTGCGCGGCTCCTGACCTTCGATTAGGAGTAGGCGGTCCCGCCAGCCTAGGTTCGCTCTTAGGAGCCCCCTGGGGTGGTTGGAGATCGCCCACGTGTGGCGTAACTAGAGGAGGAAATTCCTCGTCGTAAACCGCTGAAACGTCTGGCTGGAGAGGATCTTGGGGCGCCCAAGCGGCGGCCCTTGGCGTGCCTGATGACGCCACCACACCAGTAGGTCCGGGATTGGCTTGTCTTGTATTCGAGTCAAGCGAAACTCTGGACTTACTGGGAGGTGCTGCAACAGGTTTAGCCAAAGGCGCTGGTTAGGCGCCCTCAGGGGGGA